GAAGTGGGAGGCGAACCAATGGAGATCGTGATGCTTCAAGGCAAAATTCCGAAGGAATTTCGCTCCGGCTACGGCTCCGGCTACGGCGACGGCTCCGGCTACGGCTCCGGCTACGGCGACGGCTACGGCTACGGCTCCGGCTCCGGGTCCGGCGACGGCTACGGCTCCGGCTCCGGCTCCGGCGACGGCTACGGCTACGGCTACGGCTACTGGGCTGCTGTTCTCAGATCGTTCAGCGCACCCAATGCCACCCTCGGTTTTTGGCGCTCTGACTCGGACGGTCGACCAAGTAACGGCGGTCACACCACTGCCGCCCGCGTTGGTCTCAAGGAAGAGATGGCCGGCCCGCTACAGATCTGCTCGCGAGGATTTCACGCCACGCTTGAGCCGACGAAATGGAACGGTGAGCGGTTATGGGTTGTCGCTCTCTACGGCGAGATCCAACGCGAGGACGACAAACTGTGTGCGCTCAAGCGCGAATTTCTGGCGGAGATCCTGTGACCCTCCTCGCTGTCTCCCTCTGCTGCCTCAACCTCGGCTTCCTTATCGGCTGCTGGTGGGCCAGCGCGCATACACGGCGTCGAGGCCTGGATATCAGCGCGGCGATCGAACGGGGGCGGCGGTAATGGTCAAGAACCTCTCCAACGCAGACTATCTGCGAACACTTCGGATCAAAGCGAAAGCAGTCGGCCTGTGCGTTCAGTGTCGGTGTCGTCCACAGATCGGCGCTCGAACGTGCTGCGAGATATGTGCCGCGAAGGGCGAGGCGGTCAGGGCGCGACTCCGCAGGCAACGTCGCTGCACGTGTGGTCGCAAGGCCCGTCGGGGCAAGGGGGCGTGTAGCAAGTGCGCACGAACCGACTCATTGGCCGCGGCGGCTCGTAGGCAAAGGAGGCGCACTGCTGGGGTGTGTCAGCGCTGCATTCGTGCCGCAGCAGTAGCCGGGCGCACCGCATGTCAGCCGTGCCTTGATGCAGCGGCAGCCTACGCACGGAAGACGAGGAGACGGTGAAGCGCCTCGTCCGGACGCCGTCGTTTCTCTCTGTGCATCGCCACTACCGCGCCGCGGTCGCGAAGATCGGCCGTCGCGGCGTTGACGGTTACGACATCGTCTCGCTGCAGGCGCGACTACGCAAGATCAGCGCTGAGTTTCACCGCCGGCTCAAGCGAGCAGGCATCCCCGTGGAGGGGGCGAAGTAATGGCGCAGTTTCTTGATCCGCGTCTCCCTGATCGATTCTGGTCAAAGTGCATTCCGGAACCGAACAGCGGTTGCTGGCTCTGGTTCGGCGCCAACAACGGAGTCGGGTACGGGATCGTGGGAGGGTCGCGCGATGGCGAACGCTGGGCTCGCCTGCGCATCGTCTGACGTATGAGACGCTCGTCGGAGCGGTCCCGGCAGGCCTCAGCCTGGACCACTGGGCGTGCCAGACGCCAGAGTGCTGCAACCCGGCTCACCTCGAGCCGGTGACCCACCGCGTAAATTGCCTGCGTGGGAAATCACCGGCAGCATCTCATGCAGCGTCCACCCACTGCATCGCGGGTCACCGGTTCGACGATGTCAACACTCGGATAACGCCCGGACGAAGGGCCTGTCGCGCATGCGACCGAGAGCGCGCCCGCAAATACAGGAGCAACTCCGATGCCGCACTATAAGACTCTTTACGACGACAGCGACATGTTGTTCGCCCACGACCTACAGGGCAAGGCGTGGATCCTTGAGATCGAGAAGGTCTACGCGGGCGAGCTCATCGGCGAGAAGGGGCGCAAGAGCAAGAAGCCGTTCGTCGCGTTCAAGGGGCGCAAGAAAAAGCTCGCGCTGAACAAGAGCAACGGCAAGACCATCGCGCGTCTGTACGGGGCGGACACCAAGGAGTGGATCGGCGGGCTCGTCGAGATCTATCCGACCACGACGGAGTTTGGCGGCGAGACGGTCGACTGCATTCGGATCCGCCCGCACATACCGAAGGGCAAGGCGGCAGCACCCGAGGCCGACGAGCCCGCTGCGGGGACGCCGACATGAGCGACCTGGCCCAGTTATCCGCCGAGCTAGCCGAGGCGCTGGCAACGAACGAGCGGCAGTATATCGATCCCCGGAGCATCCCGACCAGGTTCAGTCTGCTCAAGCAGTTCTCGCTGTCCGGTGCCCACTACCGCGCCGCCGTGCAACGCAACGAAGACGGTGAGACCTTGGCGCTGCGCCTCGGGTCAGGCGTCCATGCGCTCGTTCTTGGCAATCCGGTGATCCGCTACCCGGGTCGACGTGCAGGCAAGGCGTGGGACGCGTTCGAGCTCGACAACGCCGACAAGGTGATCCTGAACGCGCGCGAATGGGTGGAGGCACAGGAGATGGCATTCGCGATCATGCGCAACCGCGAAGCGATGATGCTCCTGTTCGAAGACACGATCATCGAAGAGCGGATCGATTGGACGTTCCTGGGTCGTGCCGTTCGGTCAACACCGGACGCCCGCGGCCCGTCCCATGTCGCCGAGCTCAAGACGGCGCGCACGTCCAATCCGGCATGGTTCGTTCGTGATGCGCTGCGCATGCACTACCACTGTCAGCTCGCGTTCTACTCCGACGCGCTCGGCGAGGTGACCGGACATACGCCCGAGTCGGCCTACGTCGTCGCGGTCGAGAAGACACCACCGTATCCCGTGACGATCCTGAAGCTCACCGAGCGTGCGATCGAGCGAGGCCGACAGACCGTGCGGCTGTGGTTCGAGCAGCTCCTACAGTGCGAGGCGAGCGACTACTGGCCCGCGTACACCGAGAGCATCGTGGATTTTGACGTGCCTGACGTGGACGACGCGATCGAGCTGACGATCGACGGCAAGCGCGTGGAGATTGACTAGATGATCCCCACCCTCAAACGAATCCGCCGCCGACTCGAGAAGGACGAGCGCGATGTCTGAAACGGCATACTCGTACGTCGTCTGCGATCGTTGCGGCACAGAAGAGCGTCTCGACAGGCGCGGAACCGGGCTCGGGGCATCCGAGATGCCGCCCGAGAGATGGTTGCGCGTGATCAACCGAGAACACAAACGCATGTGGGATCTGTGCGCCGCATGCTCGGCGACGTTACACAGGTTCGTGCTCGAGCGCTGGCTCACAAAGGAGCAGCTAGACAACGCGTTCACGACTCAACCACCACAGATCGACAAGGACGACGCATGACGGACGACGAGATCGCCAGGGCTATCAGGTGGAGCAAACGCCTCCAGCATGAGTGGCAGGTACCGATGGAGATCCGGGATCTTGTTCCAACGCTGCTCGACGAGATCGAGCGGCTGCGCGCTGAGTGCCACGGACGCCGGTTCGATCCGAATCTCGTGGAGCAAGTCGACTCCCTCCGCCAGCAACTCGCCGCCGTCACCACAGCGAGGGACGATGCGTGCCGGCTAGGCTTAATCGCTCTCGCGCGACTGTGCAGGATCGAGCACGAGGCTGACTGGGCCGCAGATCACGCACGCATCGGTGAGACGTGGAAGGTCGGGCGATGAGAGCAACCGAGGCAATCACCCTCGCTCGTGAGGTGATCAACAAATACGGAGCCGATGCCGACAAACCGAGCGTGCATCTGGCCAAGTCTCTCCTGGCTGGCGCGCATGAACGTGACCGGCTGCTCGACGAGATCGCTCGCCTCCGCCGCCTCCTCGACGACCTCGAGCGCCGCGAATCCGAGCGCGACGAGTATTCCAGACGGAGGGGTGAGGAGTGAATGCGATCTACAACGAGATCGAACCGTTTGCGGCAGACTGGCTCGACGGCCTCATCGCGGCCGGACACATCTCCACGGGTCGGGTCGATCGACGAAGCATCAGCGACCTCACGGCAACAGACGTTGCTGGATCTGGACAGCGACACTTCTTTGCCGGCATCGGCGGATGGTCCTATGCACTCCGACTTGCCGGCGTTCCCGACGATGCCGACGTCTGGACCGGCTCGTGCCCGTGTCAACCGTTCTCGTCCGCGGGCGCGCGGGGCGGAACGAGCGACCCTCGACATCTTTGGCCAGCATGGTTCGCACTCATCGAGCAGTGTCGTCCTTCAGTCATCTTTGGAGAGCAGGTTGCGAGCCAAGATGGGCTCGCATGGCTCGATCTTGTTTTCTCTGACCTGGAACGATGCGGTTACGCCGTCGGGGCGGCGGATTTGTGCGCTGCGAGCGTCGGCGCCCCGCATATTCGACAGCGACTCTACTTCGTGGCCTACGCCGACAGCAGAAGATGCGCAGAGCAGCTCTCGGGTCGGATACGCGATCAGGTCACACACGGGGATCACGCTCACGGACGCGGCGAGATCGACCTGGCCGACGCCACAGAGCCGCGACGGGAACCAAGGGGGACAAGCCAAGCGTGCAATGGGAGACACGAGACACGGATCGAATCTGGACGACTTTGCGCAGCTGGCGGGATGGACAACGCCGGTCTCGACGGAGCTCGGCAACACCCTGGAAAATTACCGCGCGATGAAGCGCAACATGCGCTCGGGCGCACGGACGGCAATTACTCACTTATCACTACAAGCGCAGCTCGCGGATTCTGGTCGAGTGCCGAATGGGTTCCCTGCATCGACGGAGTCGCGCGGCCAGTTGAGCCCGGCACATTCCCGTTGGCTCATGGGGTATCCGGCCGCGTGGGACGACTGCGCGGGTACGGCAACGCGATCGTTCCGCAAGTCGCCGCGGCGTTCGTCCGAGCGGCGTACGAAGCGGCCGAGGAGATGACATGACCCACTCCGTTTACCGCGTTCGGGGAGAAGCGGCGTGAAGCTCTGGGAACGCTCGTTGTCGCAGGCGCTCGGCCAGTGTGAAGCCGCGCGGCGTGCATTGGTTTCCGTTTGCGGTCACATCATGCCGGACTCGTGTCGCGAACGATTCCGACGTGCACAGCATGAACTCGAGGAAGCCGAGCGCGAACTGAACGATATAGCGCGCGAACAGGAAGTCACCGGATTCGACGTGCCGTGGGAGCGGAAGAAATGATCGACGGTCCCACCCGCGCGTTTGCCGAGGCGTTTGCGAGGGCGTTGGAGAAGAGCGCGAAGGCGGTCGAGAGCGAAATGTCTAGTCGCCTCGACGACGCCGAGTGGTCGGCGCACGAGACGCGGGTGCGAACCCTCCGCGACGTCGCCGCGGCATGCCGAAAGGCAGCGGGGGCGGAGTGAAGTACCTCGTCGACGCAGACAGCAAGTTGCCGAACCTCGCGCTCATGCGACTCGCGGCGTACTTCCGCGATCGTCGACAAGATGTTCAGCTCGTCACGTCAGCCCGCGAGCGCACGCTGTTCGATCGCCCTGGCGAGGTGTTCGGCTCGTCGATCTTCAGGTTCTCCGACAAGAAGCGCGCAGCCATCGAGCGCTCGTGGGGCCCAGTGCGCTGGGGCGGAACCGGCATCAGCAATGAGAGCAGTCTCGACGAGGTCGATCCGGCCGTGCCATGGGAAGACATCTGGCTCGAGATTGCGGAGGCGGTTGGGTGAGTGATCAAGTCTTCACCGTCGCCGAGCTCTGCTCGCGCTGGAAGTGCAACCGCAAAAGCATCCTTGCGCGAATCCGCTCCGGATCCATCGCAGCGTTTCGCGTTGGCGAGCGAGCCTACCGCATAACCGCCGCTGAGGTCTTGCGCATCGAATCCGGCAAGAGCCACGCTGCGTGAGTGCCAGCATACAAGGGACGCGATGGCCGCTGGCGTTATCGGTTCTCGCTCAACGGCAAGCGCTACAGCGGCTCCACTCCCAAGGGTCACAACACCAAGAAGGCAGCCGAGCGGATCGAGCGGCTGCACATCGAGAAGATTCTCGCGCGTGGCTACACCGGCACGATGCCGACAGTGCGCGAATTCGGCCCGCAGTTTCTCGACTACCAGGTATCGCGCACCAAGCCGCTGACGCAGCAGCATCAGAAGGCCGTCGTCAACCACAACATCGTGCCCGAGCTCGGCAGGCTGCGTCTCGACCAAGTTAGCAAGCAGCACGTCGACGGCCTGATCACTCTGTGGTCCACGGTAGCCGTGGCCAAGACCGTGAACACGAGACTCGGCGTGCTTCGCCGCATGCTGTCGCTCGCGGTCGAGTGGGGCATCATCGCGCGCGTGCCGCGCGTCCACTTCCTGAAGATCGCCGAGGAGGCTCCGCGTTTCTTGACGGACGCCGAGATGTCCGCACTCATCCTTGCGGCCGAGAAGCAATGGCAGCCGATGATCTTGGTGGCGCTGCGCAGTGGACTCCGCATCGGCGAGCTCCGCGGACTGCAGTGGGGTGACATTGACTTCGAGCGCGGCGTGATTCGCGTGCGCCGTACCGATCCCGGACGCCGAACGCTTGTGGCTACGGCACCGAAGGGTAATCGCGAGCGCTCCGTGCCCCTCACCCGTGACTCCGCCAAAGCCCTTGCCGCACTCAAGCCCAGCAGCGCAGCGGCCGCTGAGTGGGTGTGGCCGGCATTGCTTAGGCGTCGCGCCGAGAAGCGGCAGCGCGTGCGCAGCGAAAAGGGATGCTGGACCGCCATCGCGCGCGCAGCCAAGAAGGCAGGGCTCACAGACGTCGCCTGGCACACGCTCCGCCACACGTACGCCAGTCACCTCGTGATGCGCGGCGTGCCAATTCGCCTCGTGCAAAAGTGGCTCGGACACGCGTCGGTAAAAGAGACCGAGAAGTACGCGCACCTCTACCCAGACCACGGCCACGAAGCGGCATCGCTCCTGGACGTTCCGCTCGTAGTCCGCCAAGGGTCTGCCAAAGCGCTTACTGGGAAAGTTAAAAAGCGCAAGCAATCCGCTTGATTCCAGGTCGAGTGCTGATAGAATCTCGCTATACGCCACCGCGGGCTCGGCTGAGCCGCAACCGTGCGTATAGAAAAGAGATGTCCCGTTGCACCGTCGAGAATCGACAGATTCGAATAGTGTCCGCGATGAGCCGCGATATCCCCGGCTTGCCCCCAATGAAGTCCGATTGCCTGCCAAAAGTCTGCCAACGACCTACAAGCAGAAACCGGACTTCGAGCCACCTAGACGTAGGCGCGGCCGCTGCGCTTGGCGCCTGTGCGATCAGTGCGAGCGCTGGTACGCCGCGGACGCCCGCGCAGGCCGCCGATTCTGCTCGCTCCTGTGCTTCACAGCGAACGTCAGAGCAACGAAACGCTTCGCGGGCGAGAACAACCCACGCTGGCTCGGCGGCGTGTCACGCGACAACATGCGCTATCGCAGGCGACAGGCTGAGCGCTGGCCCCAGCGCGAGCAGGCGCGCAAAGATGCGCTTGCCGCGATCCGGTCCGGGCTGCTCGTCCGCCAGTCGTGCGAAAGATGCAGCGCGCATCCAGCACACGCGCACCACGACGACTACGGCAAGCCGCTCGACGTACGATGGTTGTGTCGTCCCTGCCACACCGCGCACCACACGGCAGAGCGCCGTCAGAACGCCGCGCAGGGCAAGCCCAAGAAGGCGAACGAGCCAGAGTGGTGCCGCGAATTCAGGGCAGCGCTTAAGGCAACGCGCTAGTTTCCCGGTGTAGCGATTCCTCGTCGGAGCGGAACTGGGAAACGTGCTAGCCGATCGCATTCCTGACGTATTCGAAGTCAAAGTAAGGCTCGCGCCTCAGCCATCCAGGATCCCATCCCCCGCGCGAATCCATGCGCTCAAGCAGGTCGACGTCCTCGTGGCCAAGCAGTCGCGGCGTCCGGTGCCACCCGTCCGGCCACGCATGCCGCGCAGCAATGTCGGCGCACAGCACAGCCACCGAATCGTGCTGCTCCTTGGTGAACAGGAGCCCGGGTCGCATCGGCACGCCGAACCCCGAGCCGACTGGAATCATCTCGATGCCGACAAAGTCGCGGTTTGGCGTCTTGCTCGGGAACAGCGAGTAGGGGTGGCGGTAGGTCGGCCATTGTTTGCGCCAGGCCGCCAGCGCCGCGCCGCTGCATTTGCTTGTCCAGTACCCCGCGATATAGGCCGATCGGTTGCCGCCGCCAGCGTGGGCCGCAAGCGCGTTCTCAGGGGCAATCTGGTAGCTCTTGCCGTCGTGGTCCAGGACGTAGTGCGGCCCACCCCAGTAATAGCCGTTCGCGCCGTTCTGGCTGTCGATGTAGACCTCGATGGCCACCGCGACCACCCGGCGCTTTTCAGCGGCAGCTCGCGCAGGAACGCCGCGACCGGTGGTGTGGAGCAGGACGCCCCACGGTGCGCCGCGATCGGTGGCGAGCCCCGGATCGCGCACGCCCACGACCTGCTCGGCGAGCGGAGATCTCACCGCCTGGCCCTCGCCGCAATCTGCGCGCGTATCGCGAGCCGAAACGGTGTCAGGTCGCCGCCGTGGCGCCGCTTGCCGCGAACCTCGGGTGCGCGGTCGCGATACAGCCGCATGCGCTTGGCATCCTCGGTGGACCACACGTAGCCGTTTTCGACGACCCACGAGCTACGGATCGTCACGCCCGCACCTTGCTGCGCACCAGCGGCGGGATCGGCGGCAGCGACTGTCCCGACGAGCGGAGCAGCGCGAGCGCGAAATCGCATAGGTGGATCCGGCAGCGAGCACACCAGGTCAGGTGGACGCGCAAGACGCGGTCGCTCATGGCGTCACCCGACACGCGGCCCATGCGTCCTTGATCCAATTCTCCAGCACCCAGACACGTGCCCACAAAAGCTCATTCTCCTGGCCTGAGGAGGTCATCGTCGCTGGGTCGGGTGCCGGTGGTGGTGGGTGGCGCAGACAACGCGACCGTTCGACCGCGAGCTGCGTTGTGCTCGGTGCGCCACGCTTGCAGCACGAGCTCGCGAGCATTAGTGGGAGCAGGATCGCTATAACTCTCGGCCAGGCGATCGTACAAAGCATCGGCTCTCTCCTGTTCGCTTTTGAGATTCACGGTGAGGCGTTCGATCGTTTCGCGTGCCGAGCGCAACTCGCCGCCCGTACTGGACGCGAGCACGCGCGCCGCCTCGCGTTGGTCCTTGGTCTTGCTGATCACAAGCGCGAGCGCGGTGATCGCACCGAGCGCCGCGACAGCAAAGCCAAGAACGGCGTAGATCACTTACGCCTCTTGCGTCGCTTGGCCGGTCTGAGTTTCTCGGCTACGCGGGCAGCGATTCGCTCGATGTCGTCGTCGCTTAGGGATGGCGGACCAACAAGAGTCGCCGAACTCCAGCCGTGAACCGGTGACGGTGGATTCAATGTGCCGCCATGTACTGGGCACGGAGGCGGCGGAATGATGCCCCACCACCCGGCTACGCACGTGCATGTGTCGGTGACCGTGGCGACGCTCATTGAGCTCCGAATAGCCAGGCGATCGCCCGGAGCAGGCAGGCGATCATTTCTTTGCCATCCCTCGGCTCACCGTGTAGCCGGCAGTGGTGAGCGCAGCGACGGCAAATGCAGCCACCTTGTCTGCTGTGCCGGTACCCGAACCGAGAAGGCCAAGCGCATAGAGAATGCTCAGCGCGGACGCGATGGCGGTGAACCATCCCTCCGTGGTCTTGTATCCAGGCTTTACCTCTTTGACAGTCACTGCTGTTTCGTTGCTCATCGCTATTCCTCCTCGTTCTTGGTTCGCTGATTCTCCGTGTCGGACAGCGCGAGCTCGAACGAGCTGAAGCACCCGTTGCGGCACAGCCTGCCCTCGTACGTCTCGGGCCGATGGTTCTGGCGCAGGCGGTAATCGATCGCCTCGCCGCACGCGGTGAAGTTGCCGCCGACCGCCTTGCGATGCCATTCGCCGCTATCGAGAAAGACCTGCATCGTCAGGTCCTCGCGTCCGCGCCCCGTCGACTTTGGCAAGCGCCAGCCGTCGAGGTCGGCAATGATGGTGTCGCTGGTTCGCTCATCGTCCATTGGGTTCCCTCAACACTGTTTGGCAAACAAAGTTATGAACGCGACCAGCACACTGACGGAGAACACCCCGCCGGCGATCTGCAGAATCAGGTTGCGGCGAAACTTGCGCTCCTCGAGCGGGTCAAGTGCACGCTGGCGATCGACGTCAACCTTCGCAGTCAGCGTGACGTGTTCGCGCTGCCGCATCTCCTTGGTGGCGTCGGTCAACGCCTCGACGAGATCGGGAATCACCATCATCTGGCCACTGATGCCGGCGACCTGCTTGCCGAGCTCGCCGATCTCGTCCTTGATCTCGTCCTTGAAGGTATCGAAGGTGTCGATCCTCTTTTCGATGTGAGCGAACCGCTGTTCAGTCGGCCGCTTGCCGCGCCAGAACTCCAACTCCTCGCCTCGGAATTGGCCCGTGACCTCCTCGGGGAATGCGATCGGAACTTCTTGCGGCGTGCGGTGTTGCTTCGGGGCGGAGTAGTCCCGATGCGATCCAGGCCGGCGCTGCCGTTCGTCAGCCATTACCGCCCCGCATTGACACCCCCGGTCATGCCGGTCACCGTATGCGCCGCATTGGCCACGTTCTCGGTAATCGTCACGTTGCCGAATGTGCCCGCAACCTTGTGCGCGAGGGTCAGCACACCAGAGCCCGCATTGGTGACCGCGATCGATGGCTGGTTCGTCTCGATCGCGGTCTTGAGCACTGCGGCGACGTCCGCGGCCGTGGTCGACGCCGAGATGTTGACCTGGATGCGCCCTGCTGTAACGCCGTCGCCTGCCGTGTCGAATTCGTAGACCTTGGCAACCTGGATTCCGTCGCCGATCGTCATGAAGTCCGTATCGGCGTAGTTCGCCTTCGTCGTGCACGTGATCGATCCGGTTGCGACGACTCCGCCGACTGGGACCCATCCGGTGTTGCCCGATCCGCTGTTCTTGATGTACAGGGCCTCGCCCGCGCTACCGTCGGTTCTTGGGTAGATAGAGCCAACAGGCGCAGTCGACGTCCCCTCGGGCGTTCCGTTGGCCGGGACAATTCGCGGTCCACTCGCCGACCCGACGCGGTAGTGCGGAGCGATCACCACGTCGCCGAACGTCATCGCATCGGCAATCATGGTCGTCGCCTTGTTGCTCTCGACGTTCACGTACCAGTCCGCGACGTTGCTGTTCTCGCCGAGCTGGTAGTGCTGGATGTACAGCGTCGTGCCCGTTCGGCCGTTGGCCGCGTCGGTCAGATAGATGCCATGCGTGAAGGCACCAGCGGCCTGTAGAAAAAACAACACGTCGTGGAGCTGTTGCTTATTTGCCCCCGTCGCGATTGTGATCATGTTCGTCTTGACGGTGTGGCAGCCGACCGTCACGCCGTAGAACGACTGCGCGCCTCCCTCGATCAGAATGGCCGGGTCATCGCCGGCCGTTGGCATCTCGCAGTGAACGCCGAAGAACGAATGCCCGGTGCCACTGGCCCGGAGCTGGTACCGGCTGTTGTTCTCGCCGTACACGGTGTGGAATTGCGAGTAGCCGCCGGTCGCATGGATCCCGTCTTGGTTGCCGAGCGCATAGACGTAATGCATCGAGATCGCGTTCGCGTCGATGCGAATGCCCACGCCCGCCGTGAATCCCTGCACGTATACGTTGTCGAGGCCGGCCCATGTCTCGAAGTTGATGTCGGTCACTTGGTAGCCGAGATCGATCCCGTTGCCGGTCGTGCTGTTGCCGTCGATGCCGATGTCGCGGAGCCAGATGCTGATCGCTCCGTTGGCGTTGCCCTCTGCTGCGGTTTTCTCGCGGATCGCGCTTCCGGTGGACCCGGCGATCCGCTTGAGCTGCGACTGCGCGATGCGAGTGCCTTGCAGCGTCGTGTACGCTGGCAGAGTCAGGTTGGAAAACATGTACGCGGCGGGCGATGCGGGGATGTCAACGACTGCGTTCAGCAGCCCGCCTTGATCTTCGGCGGCGTCGATGGCCGCCTGGATCGCTGCGGTGTCATTGGTAACGCCGTCGCCGACCGCGCCATAGTCGCGGACATTGAAGCGCCTGAGCAGCCGAGAAACGGTGGAAGTTGGCATGTGGCTCATGGGCTGCTCCTAGATCGTCCCGATTCCGCCGTGAACATTGGCCAGGGCTGCTGCTAGGTTCGTCACCAGCCCCAGCGCGGCATCAGCCCCGTGCGCGAAGTAGAAGGCCGAGATGGTTACGTTCTCGCAGCCACCACCACCGACGCCCGCACCGAACTGAAAGTTACCAACACCGTCGATGTCACCCACCGCCGCCGTCGACACTTCGGTCCCAAGTGTGTTTACGCCGGTTCGCAGATTACGCCCGCCAGTGCGAAGGATCGCAGCCCCGCGCTCCATCGCGCCGATGCACACCATCCAGTCATTGATGTTGTGCGTCGCTACGGTGGAAGTGGCAGCGTCCGTGCCATCAAAGGCTCTGAACGAGAACGAGCTCGCCGCTTGCACGGTCACGTTGTAGTCCGCGGTGCCGCCGACCTTAGAAAATAGACGACGGTTAACGGCCGGGGCCGCCGAATGTTTGGCGAACCATAGGAACGCGACATCGGCCGTTGACAGCGCATCGTAGACATCGCCGCCAGAGAACGTCTCTGCTCCACCGGAGAAACCGATGCCGGTGTCGGCTCCACCGAAGAGGCCGGGTAGGCCATACGTCGGCGACCCCGATGCCGTCAGCGTCGGTGAGCCGAAGATAGGCACCAGATTCCCGCTGGCCTCGTTCAGCATCCACCCAGCGACCCAATCGCCCCAGCCGACGAACGTGCGTGTTGCGGCTGCGGTGAGCGGGTACGTGATCATGGGCTCAATGCGACCCTTGGCCCTGCGGGGCTCAAACACCCGGCCGGATGTTTTTGTCGGCGGTGCAGTACGATGCCTGTTGGCGAATGCCGCATCCTTTGAGGGCATGCGTTTGACAAACGCCTCGACATCGCCATCCCAGCCACGATGGCGCTCGATCTCCTTGAGCGTGTCACCAAGGGTCCGCGAATCGCGCGTGTGCGCGGCTTGTGCCATGCGCCGCAGTAGCTTGGGGAGGCTCATGTCGCACGCTCCTGTGCCGGTGTCAGCGGCTCCTTGGAGACGGAGCCAAACGCTGGTTGTGCCCTCGGTGCCTGGACTCCGCCCTCGGTGCCCTCCTCGGCGGCAAACGACGCCTGGAGGACCGAGAGCACGCGCGGGTCGAGTACCGGGTCGACGGGGACGCCCGAGAAGATCGACATCGCGAGCCGGCGCTGGTACGGCAGCGTTGTGCGCAACGTCGGTAGCGCCTCGATGATCTGCCGCTGAATGTCCGCGTACATCTCGGGGTAGACCGAGCGCATCGCCTCGGCGTCCTCTGGTGTCACCGAGCCGGACGCGAGCCGCTCGACGACCCCATGCGGATCCTCGACGGCCGCGGCGTAGCGCGCGAAACCGCGCATCTCCATGTCCGACGGCTGCCACTTGTCCGGCCCCGTCTGGATCCCGGCGACGTCTGGACGCTTGGGTAGCTTGGACGCGAGAAACTCGAGCCGACGTGCCGCGACCGTTTCCATATGATCCGCGAGCAACGGGTTGACCAGCGCGATCGGCCGCAGCTTCTCAGCGGCCTGCGCACGAGCGGATGGGCGCATCTGCAGCGTGCCGTCTGGCGCGGGCTCGATCTGCGAGCGAATCTCGTCTGCCCGCGCCTTGTACGCCTTCGCGAGCGTCGCCTTCTCTGGCTTGGCGTCCTTGACCGGCTTTTGCCGCGACGGTGCGTAGACGACGTTCGAGAGCACCTTGGTCGCGAGCACCGGAGCGGACGCCGGAATCTTGCGCCCGACATCCAGGAACGCGCCGATCGCCTTGGAGCCACGCTCTGCCGCTTCCTTCGACGCCGCGCCGAGCTTGCCGCCGACGAGGCGGGACGCGAGCCCCGCTGCCTTCGCGCCGATCATGGGACCGATCACAGGCAACCCGCTGAATGCGCCAGCAACGTGGCCAAAGATCGATCCCGACAGCATGTCACCGGCCATGCCGGCAACGCTACCGGACGGCTTCGGTGCGCTCAGATTCTCCAGTGCCCCGCCGATCTCATCGAGCCGAGACGAGGCTGGCTTCGCGGACAGGTCGGCGATCTTGGCCTGGAGCGAGCGATTCTTCTCGAGGGCCACGGCAGCGTTGTCGAGTGCCTTCGCGCGCGCTCCGCTGGTGTCTGCCGCGAACGACTCGCGCAGCTTCGCCCCGTGCTTGTTGACTAGATCGTCGAGCGCCGCTTCTTGCTTGCGTAGGCTCGACAGTGCAGCTCGTGGATTCTCGGCGAGCGCCTTCGGATCGTCGAGCAGGTTGTCGAGCGCCTTGTCGGCCTTGAGCGTACGCTTACCGATTGCGCTTGCCTTGACCTCGGCATCCTCGACGCCCTTTGCAGCGAGCCACACCTTTTGCTCCTTGAGCTCCTTGCGGAACGCCTTCAGTTCGTCCGCGACCTGTGCACGCTGCGGAACGCGTGCGGCTTCGATCGCCTCGATCTCGGATTTCTGCGCAGCGCGTAGGCCCTTTGCGTCCATCTTTGCAAGATCATCAGAGACACCCGCGGTACCGAGCCCACGCGTTGCTACGTCGTCCAGTGCTGCCTTCGCCCGCACCAGGCCGCGCTCCACGGCCTTGCCAGCCCCGCCGATCGCACCGCCCGTGGCGCCGCCGAACAACGCATTCGAGCCAATGACGGACGCTGCGCGCTCGAGCGTGAGCGGATCGGACGACAGCGCGAGCTCGCTGACACCCTGACCGGCGCCGACGATGGCGCCTTCCACAGCGGATGCCGTTGCCGCGCGGCCGATCTGCGCGAGCGCGCCGCCGCCTCGGCCCGCGATCTTTGTTCCCGCACGAGCGGCGATGCCACCGATCCCGGTGGGGGCGATCGTCCCGCCGATCTCGGTGATCGTGCTCGTGATCGGATTGACTTCTCGCAGGGCCGCAAGATCGCGCCCGGCACCAAGCGCAGCCAGTCCAGCGTCCGATAGTCCCCCGGTAAATCCGCGTGCGAGTCCCGCAGCGCCCGCGAGAACAGTCCCTGCTGCGCCGCCGTAAACGTCCTCCTTGACCTCGGAGGACAGGCGCTGTGTTCGCCCCTCTGCGGTTTCGCGGCTCCACCCACGCGCAAGACGATAGTCGACCTCATCGACCGGAACGGCTTTGGCGTCGCCCGTGGCTGGATCTATAAGACTGACGGTATCCGGCATTAGAGATCCTCGCCGGATAGCGGGATGGTCGCGTGGCCAGCACCAGAGCTCGCGCGCAACGCGTACTCGCGCACCTTCGGTGACTGTGCATTCTTTGCGAGCTCGTCCAGTTGCTCGACGGCAGCCTTGCGCAAGTCGTCCGTGACCTTGGGGTCCTTGCTGCTGATTGCGCTCGCGAGTCCGTCGATCGTTTCGCGCACCGACGGAACCATCCCCTGATTCGCCTCCAGCGCCGCTCGTAGTCCAGCGTCATCCAACGTCTTGACGCCCAACTCTGCCGACAGACGAGCCCAGTCAGTCTGCTTAGGGTCAAACGCGAGCGCGTCCTTGAATGCCGCGTCGGCTGGCGTTTCTGGCGTGGGAGGCGGAGGCGGCGGCGGAGCGTACGGCTTCACCGCTCGCCCCTTGGGGAGGGACACTTCGTTGGTGATGGTCGTGTTAGCCTTCTGCACCATGTTCTGGCGAAGCCGACGAAGTCCGGGCGTCGGATCCCTTAGCTCTGTTGGATCCGTAGTGCCTGCCGCCTTCTGCATCAGTTCCATGTCGGGACCGGCAATCACGCCGAGCTCGTCGATCGTCTTTTTCTCTAGAATGAATTGCGCGTAGTCGGCCTGCATCTCTCGCCACTCCGGCGACTTGAACAGGTTGCTCGACCAACCGTGCTTCCTTCGTGCGGAGATCAACTTGTCGATGAGCTGCACGCTCATGTCCGTTGCGCCCATGAACTTGCCAACCTTGGCCGCGCTCTCTGGGCTTCGGAATAAGACCGGATCGCCCTGATCGTCGACGATCTGTCCAGTCGCAAATTGCCGGGCCCTCTCTTCTGGAGATGCCTCGCGCTGCGCCTTGCTGTATTCCTCGACGACTTTGCCGGTCTTCGCCCATTCCTCGTACTGGTTCTGCGACATCGCGAGCTTTGGCTTCTTGCCGTACATCGCTTCGAAGTATTCAGGCGGATGCACCACGTCACTCGGCTTTACCTTCTTGCCTGCCGCCGCCTTCGCAGCGTCCGCTCGCATCTTCGCTTCGGCGGTCTGGCGCGCGAGCAGGTTTGTGTCCTGCTTGAGCGCGAACTCGCCAAGCTTCATGCGGTTCTCGAAGTCCTTCTGCTCGAAGGCAGCCTGCGCCTGCGCCTGCTGTCCGCGCAGCCCGCGCACCGCGTCCTCAATCTTGCGTGCGCGCGTCCCACGCGGATCGAACTGTTGATACTGAGACTGCAGATCGCGAACAGCGAACTCGTACATTGCCTGTCGCTGCGTCTCGAGCGCTTTGGCATCCTCCATGTCAAGCTCGTACGTCCGACCAATCGAAGCCTCTCGACGTCCGATGTCGGCCCGTTTGGCAGCTAGGTTCGCCTTCTGGATCTCGATGTGCTGATCCATCTGCTGCCGGATCATGTCGAGACCCACGTTTGGACCACCACTGCGAGCGCTCGCGAGCCCGCCGACGATCGCGGACGTGAATGCCAGGAACTTCTGTAGTTCCGATCGGCTGTTCATCCACCCGTCTTGATCGATCGGCGTGTCAGCGAGCTTCTTGGCGTCTGCGTCGACCTCGGCGAGTGCCTGACGCGTTCGTTCGCGTGCCTGCTGTTCGATCTTGAAATTCGCTTCGGCCTGGCGGCGTGACTCACGGCTCGCCTCGATCTGGCCGGCCATCAAGAAGTTTTCGCGAGCTTCGTCGGCGTCCGCGCGACGCAGGATCGCCTTCTCGGGGTCCTCATTCGCCCACTTCGCGCCAAGTTCGCCCGTGCCGAGATAGTCCTCGGGCAGTTGGGGCGTGCCGGACGTCTGGTGTGCGCCGAGAATCTCCTGCCCGGGCACCTTGCCGCCGCTGACCGCGTCGACCTCGAGCGGCAGCGGTTCAGGCATCGTCGGTTTGCCGACGAAGTCGTCGGGCATCTCGATCAGTGAGGGAGTCGGCAGCGGCTCGGGCGGCGGAGCAAACGAAATCCCGTTCGGGTTCTGCGCGACCTCGTCAGCAACAGGCGGAGCGCCGAAGCCTACTTCCTGCGGCGGAGGCGTCATGGGTGACGGCGACAACACCGGAGCCTCCGCGGGCGGGGCCAGCGCTGTGTCGAGCATCTGCGGCACGTACGGATCCACCGGCTGCGACCATTCCGGGGGCGGCCATGCGTACGGGTATGTGTTCGGATCGAGCGCCACGGGCTATTTCTTTTTCCCCTCGAGCTTCTCGACACGACGACCAAGTGCGGTCACCAGCGCGAGCCCCGCCGTTGCCGCCTTGGCGCCGTGGACCATCTTGCCTGCTGGCGTGTCGATTACAGCGTGCTTGAGTCCTGCACGTTCGAGATCTTGGGCCATGATGCCCATCTGCTCTCCATCGCCATGCTCGGCGTCCTTGTACTTGTACGAATATGCCTTTAGGCCCTTGAGCACGCGGTCGGCCTTCTTGTCGCCGTCTTCGATATCTGTCTTGAGCCGACGGTCAGAGAAGGCCGCAGCAGCGCCAGCAATCAACGGCCCGTACTTCTCGATCCAGTTCTTTTTCTCGTCCTGTTCCTTGCCGCCGCCAAAGCCGGTGATCGCGTTCTGCCGCGATCCGAGTGCCACCTGTGCGTCCTGCTGGCGTTGTTGCATGATCGAATCGGAAAGGGCCTTCTCGGCTGCTGCGCGCTCCTGGATACCTGCGGTCGCAGCCTGCCCCGACATGCCAGCCGACTGCCGCCCCATCTGCATCTGCGCAGTACGAGCCGCCATGGCCTGGTTTTGCGGCGACGCAGACGCGGCCATCGAGCGCTGTTGCGCGAGTTGCTGGCCGAGCGCCTGGCGGAGCTGCTCGGCACTAAGCGAGTCTTGCCCCATGGCGCGGCGTCGCATCATCTCGCGAGCGGCCACGCCCTCTCTTGTCATGTCGCCGTAGCCCTGCTGGCCCACGTTCGCGAATGCGCCTGCCTGCGTGCCCTGCGTCGCCAGCGCTTGCTTGTTCCGCCAGTCGAGCGCCGCGCCCTCTTTTTCTGCCTGCCCCGGGCCGAACAGCTTGCCCCAGCCCTTTTTGACCTGAACGGGCCAGGTGCGCGGATCGAGATCTTCCCAGTCGAGTCCCATACGTCCTCCTACTGCCGCTGATTGACAGGTAACGATGCGAGTTGCGAGGCGCGCCGAGGGTCGAATCCAAGCACCAGCGATAGGCCGGTGAGCTTGACTGACTCTCCCGCGGTGCTCGGCGTCACGGTGATGCGGATCTTGATCGCCTGCATCTGGCGGATCGACGGCCCGTGCTTGACCTGTAGCGGACCGCCGACGACGCCCGGATACGGATTCCACGACTTGTCTTGAAAGTACGTGTCGACGCCGTCTTTCCAGAAATCGCGCGCGAGCCGGACACGCACCGTGCACGAGCTGCGGAACTCGCCGAGCAGGTCGATCCGGTCAACGCAGCCATAGCCTTGCAGGTCGCCGAGCTTGACCCAGGCGAGCTCGACGTCGATGCCGTATGTCGCGCTCGCAAACGTTGTCTGCTGCGTCTTGGGTCCGGTGGTCGTCAGGTACGTGTGCGTTCCTTGCCACGTGCACGCGTGCACACCGTCCGAGATCGACCACTCGGGCCACTGACCGATCAGTGTGTCGAACACCAGCATGCGAGCAGCGGTCAGGACGCGGACCTGGTGCTGTGACTCGATGACGTCGATCGCGAGCGGCGTCTCGTCGTCGTAGTCGCTGACCGCTCCGCCGATGTATTCGAGCGACCACCCCTTGGTGAGCACGTACCAGCCCTTACTGCTCTTGAAGATGATGCCGCGATCGGTGACCGCCACAGACTCCGCGTTCACTGCGCCGATGTCCGTCGAGATCGAGCGCGCGGGTCCGTAGTTCTGCCCATTAGCGGTATTATCAAAACCGTCCCCGGGCAGCGCATAGATCGCTGTCTCGCGGAACACCACAAGTGTCTCTTGCAAGAACGACAACGCAGTGATCGCGCCCCCCGCGGCTGGCACAGGCACCGTCAACGCATCGTGAAACGCCGCGACCTCGCCGTCGCCGCGCAGCTTCGAGTACCACACACGATGAGGATCGCCGGCTACACCAGCGAGAAACAGACGCGTGTCGCTTGCCGCAATAACCGTTGCCGGCGGGGGCGACAAGTTTTCGAGAACGTCGCCGTTCTCGGGGCTGGTTTCCTTGGCGTCAGCGTCAGCGTCAGCGTAGTTGTCTGAGAACGTTGCCAGCAAATTCGCGGTTGGATCGTTGCTAACGTAGCCGTTATCACCAGTCGCCGCGGGATCCTTGCTGGTCACGAGATAGAACGGCGAATCGGCCACTGGGTTCTTAAGCGTGCGCCAGACCTCGACTGCGATTGGGCGGGACGTTTTGTGCGTAATATGCAGCGGCGTCCATGTGGTGACCGTGACCTCGTCCGGTCCGCCCGCTATGGTGTCCGTATCAGTGGTCGCGGTCGTCGACCGATCGACGTCGCCGACGGCGTTGTCCCATCTCCAGGTGACCTTCCACGCATAAAGTCCGTCCTCGAGATTGCCAGCGCCGCTCGCCCCAAATGCGAACGTCCATGGGTAGACGTGATATCCAACCTCGGTTAGCTGATGGCCGTCGTACTGAAGGATCTCGCCGCCCGTGATGTACAGCGTCTGACCGAGCCGAGCGCATCGCCTAGCCTCGTTGCTGTCGAACGTAAACACCACGTCGCGTGGGCCACGATCGGCGTAGCCGGAGCCCTCTGCGCCGAGCGGTATCACGCGGCGTTCGGTCGCACACCACGAGTACGTCGTCGTGCCATCGGTCAACGCTACACCTGGCAGCCGGCCGACCGACGGAGCGAAACCGCCAGCCCGCTGCGTAACCGCCTTCGCAACAAGGAATCCATCGTCGCGATACAGGAAATACCCGTTCTGCAGCTGTGATCGAAATAGCCGGTAGCCGGCGCCCGACGCGTTCGCAAACACCCCCCAGAAATATACTCGCCCGTTGTGATCGAACGCGCGCGAGGCAACGCCGAGTCGGCGCACAAACGTCCCCTGTGTGCCGATCGTTCCAGCTGTGTCGACGTAGTTGCTTTTGCACAGCCACTCTGAAGCGTCGCTGTTTTCGTTCGCGCTCCAGAACACGTAGCAGCGATATGCGCCACTGTCAGCGATAGATCGATGGCATGCAGCGATTTGGTTGAGCGCTCCACTGAGCACCGTCCCGATCGCCTGTCCGGTCGTCACGTCAACGAATCCACTCGTAGTGATGTAGTCGCCTTGGACGTTGGCGCCATTGCCCCGGATCACCTGCATGGTGGCTCCCGTCGGTGGCACCGACACGGCAATCGGACCATCACACGTGCGGGCCTTTGTAGTCAGCACAACCGTTAGACCTGCGGTAACGGTGGCGATGTCATAGGACGTCGTCGGTGTGTGTCGCGAAACAACGATCGCCTGATCGGCGGTTCCGTTTCTGACGACGTCGTAATACGAGTTGAACGTCGCAGACGCTGCCGAGACAACGTCGACCGGCGCAGACGCACCGCCGCTCGCGAAGTTGGCCGGATCGATCGAGCGCACCACGAGCGCCGCTGCTGCAGTCTCCGCGGAAAACAGCAAGATCTTAGTTGCGAGTGCGACCAATCGCGGGCGAATGCTGCCCGTCAACGCCAGGCTTGGCGCGATCATCACCGCGCCGGTCGACTTGTCGATTGCGGACACGTACGTCGTAGTCCCGTCCACCCATGCATAGACCGCCACACCGTTCAGCTCTGCGCGATCTCCGTCGATCTGATCTCCGGTCGTAATGAATTTGCTCTCTTCTTCGATCTTGACCGCGAGATGAGTCCCCTTGCTCACCCATTTGGAAAGCGACGCATTCCAGCTATAGAGCGTGTCTCGCGTGAACAGGAGCAACTCATTGCCGTTCGGAATCAGGCGCCGCGCATTCGAGACGGTCCCGCCAGACGCGAGATCAGAGCCGAGCGCTGCGTACGGAAGCCGCGTCTGGATCCCGCCGATCTCGTCAAACTGAGCATCGGTACACACCGACAGCTCGGGCGGCTGCAGCGCGCGCGGGTCGGCCTTTTGGTTAAGTCCCGCGGTGAACGGCAGGGTCATGGGCTGCCAGGCAAGGCCCCTCACAGCACCACCACATCGACGGTGACCGTGGCTCCGTAGCCGTTCGCCTCGAGCAACGCGAACTTCGTCCGATCGTGTGTGCCGTCGAGCGTGTTGTCATCGACACGCCCGCTCGTGCTGGCTCCGCGAACCGGAGACACGAACACCAGCGCAGCGCGGCCAAGCCCGTGCGGGATCGGCGTAGGGACGCCGTCGGCGAGCTGCACGTCCTTGTGGATTCGCGCTCGCACGAACGGCATGCTCTGCAGCTCGACGATGGCGTTGTGATGACTGCGGCGCACGCGTTCGAGCACGTCGTCCAGCAGCTTGACCGCAAGCAGCGTGATCATCAGTAGGGCCACTCCCAGCCGCCAGGAACGCGCAAGACGCCGTCGTCGTCCACCACCGGGCCACGGGTCTTCGGCTCGTAGATATTGCGGTTGGCGGCCTGGAACTGTAGCTGTGCGCGCGCGGCCTCTTTCGATGCTCGGGCAAGCTGGACGTCTTTCCCTTGGCGACCGAGCGCGAGCTCAGCGACGCCCCAGATAAAGAATGCCTCGCCCGCAGGAACGACGACGTCAACCATGTCTCCGTCTGCAAAGCCGGAGATATCCGTCGACTGTTGGGTGTAGTACCACTCGTACGTACCGCTCGACGGCTTCGGAAACAGGAAGAGATGATCGTCGATCAGTGCCCAGTAGCGCGCGTCGCCGACCTGGCCACGCACGTGGATCTCGTCCTGCGGCCGTAGCTCGTCGAGTTGCTGCTCGTGGCCTTCGGCGTCCAGCACGCGTGCGACGCGCACGGTACCGAAGTGATCCTCGGGCTCGTCGTAGCTCTCGGAGCCGTCGGCCGTGATCGTGGTCGACGTTTCGAAGTATCGATCGGCTGCGCCGAGCGACACCTCGGACCAGAGCTCGCCGTAGACCATGCTCGCGAACCACTTCCAGATCGCCGATGTAACCGAGTCGTCGTTCTCGAGATCGGTGATCTGTTTGAAGCGCGAGATCCAAACAGCCATGGTCTGACGGCGAGGCACGGACTACGCGATCTCCGATGTCGCCGCAAACTCGACGGTGATGTCCGCGTACTGATTCGCGATCAGATCGGCGGCGGTGAACGTTGAGTCGTAGACGACGAACGCGAGCGTTTTAGCGGTCGAGTCGTACGTGTCACGTACCGCCGTGTAGCCCTTCAGATCGGCGGGCGTCGCTGCGGCAAAGCCGATGCTCCAGCCGACGAACGTCCCGGGATTGGCGGACCATGTGATGAGGTACGCACCCTCGCCCGTGCGCGTGACCACGACGCCCTGACCGAGTTGCTCGGTCGGGTTCGCGCCGTTCACTCCGAGTATCCGGATCTTGTATTTCCGACTCTCGGGAATGGAGGATTTCTCTTCGTAGAATTCTGGCATCTAACTCTCCTCGTAAACGGGGGAGAGGGGGCCCAGCGCGAACGCCAAGCCCCCTCGGTCGGGTGACTAGCGAAGCCAGAACCCCATGCGCAACTGGTACGAGCTCGCGCCAGATTGCGATGCGGCCCAGTCCGACAGCAAGAATTGGTCGGTCTCGCCGAGGACCACGCCGGGGCACGGGATCGTGATCTTCGCGCTCGTCGTGCCGTCGAGTGACGCACCAGCGCACTGCCAACTCGCATTGTTGTCTCCGAACGTGAAGCGGTAGCTGTCGCCGACGACCTTGATCACAGTGCGCACGAGGAAGTCGCCCAGCGGGCGAACATCTGCGGTCGCCGCGGCAGTCACGAGCGCGCCAAACTTCAGCGCGCACTCGGCCGTCTCGCTCACATCCATGTTGGGATTAACCGGCGTGATCGCCGATCCACCGGACGTGTAACGCGTTGCCCCGGTGTCAACGACCATTGTGAATCCCGTGGTCGTTCCTGCTGCGCCTGCGGCTGTGGTAACGAGATCGATGAAGTCGAGATAGAGTCGCTTGCTCGTCGACGTGTTACGCAGGTGGAGCAAGTGCTCCGCTGCGTCGTACGACGTGGACGCCGCGATGCCCGCGATGCCCGTGCCCATCGTCGGATTCGTAGCAATGAAGTACGATCCATCGTCGATGAGCCCATACACCTTTCCGTGCATGGGAACGGTCATCAGCTCTTCGTATCGGGTACCGCGCACGGGCCCGTACTCACCCTGACCGCGTGGCGTCGGCGCCGAGCGATCGCGAGACACGATCTTGATATTGGTTTCGTCACTCATGGTCTTTTCTCAATCTCAGGACTCATCGCCCCGTGTGTGTCATTGTGGGAAAGTTGTGGATTACTCAGCGACCGATCCGACGGCGTGCTCGGACGGGTCCGGTTGGAGGTAGTTGCCGTAGAAGCACGAGCGGTACTCGAAGGAGTCCGCGCTGCCCGACCACTGGTACTGGCCACCGTCGGCTGTGCGAATCCAGTGCACGACCTTCGCGCCCAGATAGACCAGCTTGTGCGCCTTGGGGTTCCAGCCGCGCACGACCGTGAACGGGCAGTCCGGATCCGACATCAGCCGGATCGGCGCGCCCGCCGCATGGATCGTGATCGATTCGAATCCGATGTCGGCGCTGCCGCCCGGATTCGTGTACTCGACCTTAGCGCCGAGCCGCTTAACGATCTCCTGGAACTTAACCGGGTGAACCACGCCGCGCGTGATCTTGTGGTGCAGGCAGTGGACCTCGACGGCCAGATCGCCGAGGACCTCCTCGGGATAAATCCCCGAGTTGTCGATGCGCGACCCTGCCAGGGCCTCGATGTCGTTCGAGCGGTTCACGCCACGGAACGAATCGCTCGACCCGGGCACGGCAAGCGGAGTCGCCAGTCCCATTCCCTCGATGCAAGTACCAGGCTCGCCGACTGCGAACAGGTAATCGTTGTCGACAAAGCCCGAGATCGCTGCGGCGCTGTTGAGCGTGATCTTGTTCTCCGAGCGGTTGACCTTCGTGACGTACGTCGATCCAGTACGCGGCGAGGATCCGTCGCTGTTGGCCGACGCGCCCACGCGCATGCCGCGCTTGAACTTGTCGGCCGATCGAGCAGCCGTCAGCGTGACGGTATCGCCCGAGATCGACGAGCGCCGGCCGCGGATGCCGTTGCCATCGCCGAATAGATCGAACGCCAGGCGGGCGCCCATCTCTTCGAGTGTGCCGTCGATCTGTTGGGTCACCCACTCGAAGAAGGCGCCGCGACCCTTGAGAGATGCGCGCAGAATCGATGGGCGATCCATCTTGAGCACGCCGTACTTGAGCGTAGGCTCCGCAGCGAACTGCTCGCCCTTGACCACGCCGCTGTTGCCATCGGCTCCGGTTGCGGCCTCGGTGTACGTGCCGCTGATACTCTGCGGGTTGCCGGTCTGGACTGCGTAGCGAAAATCCTCGCCCGTGAGTCCTTGCTCCTTGGAGAGCTCGTAGTAGCTGGGGTGATCGCGGGTCGCAATCTCGGAGGACTTGTCGTCCGAGTAACTGCGTTTCATGATCCACGCGACGTCGGTAAATGCCGAGTCGGCCATAGTCCTGTCCTTTGCGCGCTGCAGCCCGAGGCGTGCAGCAGTGACGAATCAGCTTTTGCCGGTCGTCTTTTCGGCGGACAGGTGTGGTCTTGGTCGCAAACAGCGCACTCAACAAGTGCGCGGGAAACTAGTCGTACTTGCCGTTCAGCCGCAGGAACTCGTCCTTTGGTGACAGCTTCGAATCGTCAGCCTTCGCCGACGCCTTTTGGACGGGCTTCTTGTCGTCCTTCTTGGGTGCGGTCTTGGTCTTGGGATCAACGCTCGCCACTTGAGCCGGCGTTGCCGCGCGCGGATCAATACCGTGTTCGCGCAGAACGCGGCGCCGGTCCTTCTCGAAGGCGATCATCACGGCCTTGGGCTGTGGCGTCGATCCGGACTCCTGGCCGAGGCGATACGCGATCGCCGCGATGTCGGTCATAGCCTGCTTGGGGTTCGCCTTGAGATACTGCTTGGCGAGCGGCGTCCTATCGGTCGTCGCTTTCGCGACCGAGTCCAGATATGCGTCGATCTCGCGCTCGGTTGCAGCAGCAGTCTCGCGCTCCTTCTCGGAGCGCTCGCGCTCTTCTTTCCACTTCTTCAGGCTGCCAACCTCGTCGGCGAGCTCGCGCTCCTTCAGAAGTTGAGCGACTGCAGCGCGCGCCTTCGGATCGTCCTTCGCCTTCGCGAGCGTGTAGAGCACCTGTGCCGTGTGCTCGTAGCTATCTTCCTTGACGCCGAGCGCCTGGAGCGCTGCCACCGGGTCGATGGCTGCGCGTGCAGCGAGCTTCTCGAAGCGCTCTGCGGCCTCGATGCGCGGCGCCCACCTGGACTCAACATCCTTCACGCGCGCCGCGAAGTCAGCCTCGCGCTGCGTCCAGTCCTTCTCGCGCTGCTCGCGGAGCCGCTTGTCGGTGCGACGAACCTGCGTAAGACGTTTCGCGGTTTCCGCGTCGACATCCTTCTCGTCTTTGTCGTCGGGCTTCTCTTTGTCCTCGTCGAGATCGGCATCCTCGTCTTTGTCGTCGGACTCGTCCTCGTCGGGCTCGGTCTCTTCGGCGTCGTCCTCGACGGTCTTCTCGTCGAGATCGCTATCGTCCTCGGCGGCGGTCGCCTTGTCGGCGGGCTTGTCTTCGGTACGATCGTCGAAATTGCTACCGGCCAGGTACGCCGCGCGAACGGCCTCGGCCTGCTGCTCGTACGTTTGCGCAGCGCCGTTGGACGCAGCAGCACCAGTGTCAGCACTCCCCGCGTCGGCTTCGTCTGCCATTCGTGTACAGATCTACACGATTGGGCTGTCAAGGTCTACAGCTGCCGATCAGTAACCTCGCCGGATCATCCAGCGGATGGCCTCGAGATCGCACTCGCATGGGGTAGGCGAGTGTGGTTGCACGACCGTGGCGTCAGCCACCGCGAGTAGACCAGCGCCGCCAAGGTCTACCGACGTAAGGTGCTCCACGCTCGGGCCCGACACCGTGGCGTCAGCGATCGCAAACGATCCAGCGCCAGCGGATACCGTCGCCGAGAACATCTCTCTCGCTGGGTTGCCAACGACGATACCAGACACGCCGTCGGTCATTGTGCTGGTGGCGGTCTCGCGAACCGGCGAAGCGATCGTCAGTGCCGACCCGCCATCCGTCGCTGAGACCGTGAACGTTTCCCGCGTCGGGCTACCGACCACGAGACTCGAGCCGCCGTCGATCGCGACCGACGTCGTGTGCTCCACGGCCCCGCCCGACACCGTGGCATCCGCGATTACGAACGTGCCGCCGCCATCGAACGCCGTGACACCGGCTGGGATCTCCCTAGTCGATGCCGCAATCGTGAAGGTGCCGCCACCGTCCGCGGCTACCGACGTCGTGTGCTCGACCAGCGACTTGATCGCGATCGTTTGCCGTGCTGTCCCGTTTGGCGCGACGTTGTCGGTATATGCTGGTGGATCTTCGGTTGCCGCCGAGAGCCCGTCGCGCGCACGGCGCTTCACGGCGAGATGTGTTACGTGCGACGCATTGGCGTTCTGGATCTCGATTGTGTAGTTGGCGCCCGCCGTGCCCTGCGTTGATCCGGCCGTGGTGACATGCCATGCCGCGACCGCGAGGATCAGGTAGTCGCCAGTTAGCGTGCCCGACGCCGGTACCACCGGGCAGTCAGGGGCCTGGTTGCCGGTTCCTGTGATCGCCGTTCCGAGCCGCGGCAGCGCTGTATCCAGGTTCGCCGAGTACGTTCCCGCGGTGAGCACGATCATTCCGAGCGATGACTGATTCGCGGTGCCGTTGGCGATGTTGAATGGCGTGTAGCTGACCGCGCCGGCACCGGTCGCCTTCTTCACGCATGCGCTCAGCCGTCCATCAGTGGAGCCATCCTCGTGGGCATGCTGGAACCACTCGAAAAAGGTCGACTTGACCGTATGCGTGATCGTCGTGCTGTCGGCGCCCTGCGTCCAAAGGAAGAAGATGCAGAGATCGCCGACCGCCGTGCTCGACGGCGAGGTAATCGAAACGTCGCCATTCGTGACGATCGCAGGAATGACCGAGCCGCGAATGGTGGGCGCGGCCATGCGCTGCCTATGGCAGGGTCCCCGAGATCGTTAGGTCCACATCGCCGATCGCGATCGTCAGCGTATCCCCGGCAGTCACGACCTTGCTCGACGGCAGATCGTCAGCGCCCAGGAACGTGCCGCCCGAGCTTGCCGACCAGGCCGATACATGGGTCAACGTTTCACTCGTCGAGAGGTTCGTCCACTGCACCTGAGCAGTATTGCTGATCGCGCCACTTGCTGCTGCGCTGCCAAACGTCACAGCCTGACGCGTGGTCTCGCCAGCAGCATTGCTGGTCCCGGCTGCTCCCGGCGACCCGATGTGCAGCTTGAGGTAGTAGGCGGCTTCCGCGGTGTACGTCGCGCGACCCGTCACTGCGTCGAGCATCTTATTTTTAACGGTGTCCGAGAATGCGCCCACGGTGTTCTCCTAACTGGCTCGAAGTTGCATCGCCTGCGGCGAAAGCGCCGCTTGCGGCGGGGCCATTGTCGGATCCGGCAGCGCGCCTGGCATCGGCGGCTCGCCCGCCATCTCGGCGCCAGGTGCAGCCATGTTCGCGTTGGCCGCGTCGGGTTGCGCCAGTTTGCCCATGAACACGGCCTGCACGATGTACTGCCGCAACGACTCGAGGACGTCCTCGGGCGCGTCGTCACGGAGCCATTGCGCATACTCGCGCTGTGCCCGCCACTGGCAGATCGATAGGTTGGTCATCGGATCCGGCATTACGACGTGACCGTCCGCGATCGCGTCCAGGTCGAGCTCGACGACCTCGATCACCGCGGTGTAGAGCGATAGCTCGCGCTCGAGATCCGGGTGCTGGAACAGTTTCCGCGCCTGGTCGGTCGAGATGATGCCCGCCTGCGCAAACTCGACGACGAGCTGCAGCCTGCCCGCCGGGGTGCGGTTCAGGTTGCTCGCTGCCTTCATCTGCACGCGGACGTCGCCGAGGTCGACGTCCTTCCATGTCATCGTCTCGGAGCCGAAGCGAGACCGGCGCGTGACTCGCGGCGCCTTCGCGCCGAGGTCCTTGCAGACGTCGATCAGTAGGTAATTCGTCCACAAGATCAGATGCTCGAACGCGATCTCCTGTGACGCGAAGCGCTGCGTGGTCTGATCTTTGAACTCGCGCATCGCGACGCCCGAGTCCAGGCCGGGCGGTTTCGCGCCGTGCGTCGCCATGCTCGTCTGGCCGAACTCCTGCTGCGCCGACTCCTTGAGCGTGCGGTTGCGGTTGTATGTCTCATTCGGCACAGCCTGGTGCTGGACGGTCTGCGGCGTGTCAGCTCGGTAGATCGTGTAGCCGTTCTGCCTGTTCGACTTGTGGCCGATGTTCGCGTCGGCGGGGCGCACGTAGATCGGCGGAGCAACGACATTGTCGTTACCCTTCTCGATGTGCCAGTTGTTGCGGTTGAGTGCGCGCTGAATGCCCATGATCCGCTCGGCGCCGCTGATCTTGTAGAAGCTGTTGACGCGATCCGACCAGATCATCATCGGGAACGGGAAGTGCTCCTTATTCCACTGCTCGTCTTCGAGCGTCTTGCCCTCGATCACGAGCGAGACGCGACCCGGCTTGTAGCTCCGATACTTCTTCTTCGGATTATAGTCCTTCGGTTTCTTGCCGACGGGCAGCCGGTAGCTCCACAGACACTCGACGTCGTTGGACATCAGATTGCGCGAGTAACTGTTGCGTCGCTTGCGCCCGATCGCGCGTGCCTTGCGGAACTCGTCGGCGGCATCCGGGTATCGCAGCTCGAGCTCGTCAGCGTCGACGTAGTCCCACTGGTGTATTTGCCGCGGGTCGCGGCCATCGCGGCACTCGTCCGGCGGCACGACGATGTTCTCGAGCAGCACGTGCTCGACACGGGGCTCATCGAACACCGCGTGCACCTTCAGGAGACCGTTGCCCTTCTTGCTCGCTTCCTTGAACGCCTTGCGACACTTCTGCAGGACTTCGTAACGAGTCGCCAGATCTTCGCTGTACCACTCGAGTCGCCGTGCGGTGCGCTGCTGTTTCCAGTCCGCGCCGTCGGTCATGTAGCGCGCGCGGATGTCTGTGTTCGCGATCACCGCAGACACGGTGTCAATGTTGCTCGCGATCGCGTTCTCGGTGACGCGGTCCTGCTGTCGGCGATCAGCATCTGGATTGTTGGGGTCGTAGAGGTACTCGAGCCGAAACAGCCGCTCGAAGACGTCGCCGAGCTCGTCCTCTGCGCCGTTGACGAAACGGATCGTCTCCTTGTGTGCTTCGCCGCGCGGCGCGCTCCACCACGTCACGTCGTTCGCCATGGTCTATTCCTCGTCGTCCTTGTCGGGCTGATCGGCGCCTCGGCGCCGTGGGACTTGCCCGCCGTAGGTGTCTGGGTCGTCGAGCGGGTTGCCCTGTCCGTCGTCGGCAGGCTGCGGCAGCGCCACGGGCGGCGGTTCTGCTCCTGCGAGATCGAAGCTGACTTCGCCCACCGTCACGCGGCCTACTACGCCGGCCTCGCGTAGCGCCAGCGCCTGCCTGGCGATCGTTATAAGGACTTCTTCTAATATCTTGGCCATCCCGCTACCAATCGTCATCTTCGGTCCATTCGAGCGGCGCGCGCAATCCCTCTTCGTTGTCGTCCGGTTCTGCGCTGTCGATCCCAGGCGCGAGCCCCATCGGATCGCTGTAGGTCTCTGCGGCTTTCGTTTTCGGATCTTGCGCAACACGCCCGGACTCGAACATGGCCGCGATCTCACGTAGCCCGTAGACGACGAGATCGCTCGAGTGGTTCGCCTGCGCCGGGTCCTCAACAAGCTTGCCGCTCTCGAGCTCACGCCACTGCAGCTGCTCGAGCTGCTCGTGCATGGGCGAATCGAGCAGCACAAAGAATCGTCCGTCCGTAAATTCGCCATTAGCGAGCTCGATCGCGCCTGCCTTGTACTCTGGTTTCTTGTCGGCCTTGTCGGCCTTGATTCCATAGACGTTGCGCAAATCCTCGAGTAACGCGTTGTCGGTGTCGATCACGATCGAATCCGGCCACCCAATCTCACCGAACATGCCACCGTACTTCGTCGGAAAAATACCGGTCTTGATGTACCCGTCCACCTGGTCGACGCCGAGCAGCAACTCCGCGATTGGCTTGCCGTAGCCCATGCCGGTGCGCTCGAACGACATACATTGCCACTTGCGACGCTCGGGATCGTGTGGTGAGAACGCGAACACCGAGCACGCGAACGGATCCTTGTGGCCCGAGTCCATCGGCACGACGAAGCGCCAATCGGTGAATGCAGCGTGCAGCTTCCTGAGTCGAGCGAGCGCGGCCTTTAGTCCCGCGACGCCCTCGACAATCCCCGCGCCGTCGAACGGATCCCATACGTTCCATTCGCGACCGTCGTCCAGATACGGCCGGAACGGACCGAACACGCGCATCGTCCCGTCTGTCGCCCAAATGGCCCTGTATTCGCGGAGCCAGATCGGGTTGTCGTCGGTCCATTTATTGTCGGCCTTCTCGATCAGCGCCTCGGCCCACAGCTCAGCAAGCGCGGGGTACTTGGACTCCGCGTCTGGCAGCTTGAGCACGTCTTCGAGGTCCCAGTGATGCGAGCTGTAGCCGCGATAGCCGGGGAACTTCTCGCGCTCGCCGTACGGCCGATGCTTGTCCGAGCCGGGTCGCGTCGCGTCGTAAAACAAGCCGCGGCGATCTCGACCCGGCGTGCCGCCTAGACCTAGGCAACGGACGCGTGGACCGATCACCTGATAGACCGTGTACTCGAGCAGAGAAGGCTTGATCGCCCCGCACTCGTCCAGCTGCACCTCGTCGTAGGTGTCGCCGCGCCACTTGTCGGCGTCGGCAATGTCCTGCAGCCCGGATAGCTGATACGTCGACCCCGTGCGGTGAATCGTGCAGCGGAGCTCCGTCTCGTTGAAGGTGACGTCTTTGCCGGCGGCGAAGCCGAGCTTGTGGAGCAGCGCCTTGAGTGGCGTCCACATCAGGTCTTTCGCGCGCGCGCGTGTCGACGCGAAATAGAGCACCTTCGCGCGCGCCTTGCCCGTCAGCAAAAGGACGCCGCGGACGCGAAACGACGTTGTCTTCGCGCCGCCGCGGCCGACGCAGTACGAGTAGCGCCGCGCGGGATCGATAACGGCGTCGTACTGAAGCGGGTGACAGCCGTCGAGCAGCGTCTTTCGGATGACATCGGCCCATGCGCGATCCGGTTCGTACGTAGAGATCGCGGCCTTCTCGCGTGCGGCCTTCTTACGCGTGTGTGGCTTGGCGGGCGTCGCCGAGCGACGGGTCACGCGCCCCGAGCGCTCTTTCGGCGTCCGTCATCGCCCCGCACTGCGGTGTTGCACTGGCGGCGGATCCAGTTCGAAAGCGTCCGATCTTCTGCCTCAGCGGCAGCGAGCCAGCGTTTGCGCTCCTCCGCAGTGAGCCGCATCATCACAATCGCGTCTTTATTCATCCGCCGGCACCGACACGGCCCACGTGTCCGGGATCTGAAACGGCTTTCCCATCGGCGTCCACTCGGCGATCTCTTTGCCGTCCTTGCCCGTGCGCGTCACCTTGCGGCTCTTTGTTACGCGGAACACACGCAGCCACGGCCGGTGCTCAATCTCGATCTTCTCGCTGCCTTGAACGCCGGCCGTCAGGTTCGGCATGATGCGCTCGCTCTTGCCTTCGATCCCGTCGGGCAACTTCACGCCGTGCGGGTTGGCAGCCGAGAAGAACAGCTTCTCGATTGGGATTGGCGTGCGGTTGTCGCTGTGCTGCTTGACGGTCTGCGGTGTCATGGTTGTGCTCATAGGGCGCGCCTCCTGGCTTCCTTTGGATATCTCGCTTCGAGGTTGTGGAATCGTGCCGATGGGATCTTGTGCGAGAGCGTCGACACGATTCCAGTCTTGCACACGTAGACGAAGTACTTCGCCGGGTCGACGCCGAGTGCACCGAACAGGCCACGTGCGATGCCGCCTTTGCGATACGGCTCTTTCACGTAGCAGTAGTAAACGACTGGCACGCGCTCGCTCATGTCGCCCGCGATGAAGCCGTAGAGAAAGTCAGGATCGTCCTCGTCGAACGCGAGAATCACATCGACGAATCCGCGATCGAGCGCGTTCGAGATCTGTGGGTGCATTACGCTCGCCCAGTCTTCGTGCCAGATGAGCCCCGCGTAGTGGCTCTTCTTGTACGAGCTCGACCACATCGCTACGACGAGACTGCAATGGCGCGAGTCCTCGGGACGACCGGGGCACAGGCAGCGTCGCTCGTCGGGTTCGGCGGGACGGAAGGCGAGCTTCATGCCGATCCGATCGTTGCGAAGCCGGACAGGAACACTGTGAGCACGCCTTCGCACAAGAACCACGCGCTCGGCCGTCCGTCGTCTTCGTCTGCGGTCTCCTTCTTGCGATAGACAGCCTCTGCGATCGTTGCAATCTGCACGTCTCTTACGGCGATTTCCCAGCCCCCTTCGTCGGGCGACACGCACCACATCAGCGGCTCAGCGCCGTGGCGGTTGAAGTAGATCCGCCAGCGACCCTGCATCGAAAATTCACGACGCAGCGGAGCGGAGGACAGCTGGACCCCTTCGCGGGCGATCTTCTGCGCCAGAAACGCGACTCCTTCGTCGACTGTCACCGCAGTAGCTCCTTCGTTTCTTGCCGCCGCTTCTCGTCCCAGATCTTTTTGCGCTCCGCCTGAAACTCCTCGACGTCCTGACCTTCGCCGAGCTTTCTCGTATCGAGGTAGGTCTTGCGCTCAGGTCGCTCCCACCTGCCACGCGTGACCTCGACGCGGCGAACGCGGCAACCGACCGGCGACGGCGTCCATGCGGCAATCCGATCGCAAGTGACCGAGCATTGCACGACGTCCGGCGCCTCCCCGTTCTTGTCGCGCCCGACCTCGGCGTCGAATTCGCCGTGAACCGGGCACATGTACACCGCGACAATCGGCCGCGTGCTGTCGCCGCTATGTTTGCGGACGAACGTCATCGGCGGGCCTTTCGCTTGTCGCCCCGGCCGCGGATGTGCGCGTTCACGACGACACGGATCCAGTCGGAGGCCGCGCGCTGGGCGGCAGCGGCAGCGGCTAGCCAGTCTCTGCGCTCCTCTGCGCGCACACGAATTTGGAAGATCTTGTCGCGCTTCATGCCAAAATGCTGCCTTCCTGCCCCAGTGCCACGAGCTCGCGGACGATCGAGCGCTGCTCGTCGGGATCGAGGGTTCGCGCCCATGCGATTACAAGTGGGCGTGTGATCCGCTCGAGTCGCTTGTTCTCGGCGGCGCGCGCCTTGCGGCGCTCGGCGTCCACCTCGGCCATCATCTTGGTCAGCGTGGCAACGCGATACGCCGGGTCGTGCTTGGTTTCGGGCGCCGATCCGTCGACGACGGCGACGATCTGCTTGCGCAGGAACGCAAAGGCCAGGTCGTACGTGTCCTGCTCGCCCAACGGAGACGATTCCAGCTTCGACTTAGAAGGTTTCTTGTGTTTCTGCATGGTTATACTGGGGTTTCAACCTAGAAATCACAGAAGAGTCGGCGCGCACCCGCCATCCGGGTACCAAACCGCGGCATACCCTCCCCGGTGGACATCGCTCAATGAGACCTCGTGTACGCATCAAGCAGGGCACATGCACTCTCGAGGTTGTCGTTCCCATTGTTCTCCAACAACGCCTTAACCCTCTTGAGCAGCAATGTACGTACCTCTATCAACAGTTCTCCTTGGCTTTGCTCTTTGCTCTGTCCCAATGCGATATCACTCATGTATTTACTCCGATCGCCTCTCGATTGCATTGCCTGCACACCCGTCCACGCTCGAGCACGACGGCATGAACAGCCATGTCATGCCCACGTGGACACACTTTGATTCTGCAACGATATCGCCATGACCTTCGCATCAGATTCTCGCTCTGCGTCACGGGCTCGAGGTGATGAACAGCAATACAGTGGCGACGTCCGCACAGGTGGTCTAAGACCCTGCCTTCGGGCACCTCGCCATTGACCGACGTCCACGCGTGGATATGCGCTCGCGTAAGCCCGTGAAACGCATAACCGTCCTTGTCGCGCCGTCCAGTCGCGAGCAGGCATCCGAAGATCGGATCGAGGTCAGCCACGCGCATACTCCGCCAGCAACGCCCTCGCTTCTCTGATCATCGCCTGCTGCGCGTGCGTCGTGTAGCCACCCTCGCTATCCACGTGCGCCACAAGCGAGCGTAGCGATTTCTCGAACGCATCCCGCTGCGCCAGGCTCTGCTCGCAGCGATCGCAGCGGGTAGCGAAGATTTCGAAGCCGTCGTTCACCGCAACGCCTCCTGCCAGCGCACGGATTCGTATTCCCCGCCATTGTCTGCGTACGTCACCGCCACTGCAAGCGCCTGCCAGACGTCCGCGGAGACGCCGTACAGTGGCCCAGGCGAGGCTTTCTTACCGATTGCCTTGTCCTTGCCCCCCCAGAGATCCAAGAGCGCCTGGCGTACGTGGCCGTCTTTGGCGCGTGCCTGGCCGCACAGGTGGAGCTTGACGTCCTTGCGGTACACGCGCGCATGCGGCTTGTCCCATGCTTGGATCACGCGGCCGATGAACACGCAGGTCTCGAACACCTCGCGGCCCACCGGCATGCCGTACGACGCGATCATCTCGATGGCTAGGTAGTCGGCCACAGTGGCCCAATACGGCAGCCGATCGAGCAAGACCTGGTTTTCGATCTTGCCGAATTCGGCGAGCTTGCCCGCTTCGTACAGCACGTACGCCGACTCTTCGTTGCCCGGATCAATCGCGAGGATCACCGTTGCCACCCTGTCCTGAGCTTGGCTTCGGCCTCAGCGCGACTTGCTCTCCAGTTGCCACCGCCGAGCGATGCGACGAGCGCTTGTCGTGCGAGCCGAACGTCGTCGAGATCCAGTCCACGCTGCGCGGCGAGTTCAGCCAAGGTTTCGCCGTTGCCAGAGGCGCAGAGCGCGAGCAGGTGAGCGGCGCGGAGAACAGGGTTGTTGGTCATTTGCCCCGCTTGACCTTTCGTTTCTTAGGTGGTGCAACCGCTGCAGCCTGTGGCGCGGTTTCAACGTCCGTCATCGCCTGGCGCGTCGACCCGAACGGGTCGGCCATGGTGTCATGCTCGGCCGATCGCTTGACCCGCCGCATCTCGATCACGTTGTCAACGGCAGGATCGTCCTCGACTACAACCTCCTCGCCTACGTCGTCCGCGTTCTCGTCATGGCGATTCCAGCGTGGCGCCTTGAGCGTCTTCGCCTTCGGATCGCGTGCGACCACGATCTGTTTCTTCTTGCCCGACTTGGGACAGGTGAACGGGTAGACGTCGATCCCCGCGTTGCCCATGTGCAGGAGCAAGGTCTGGTGCCTGAGCTTGGTCCGCTCGGTGGCGTACTTCTGCTCGTCCTTGGACTCGAGCCACAGGTCGATCGCGCTCTCGATGTCCACGTTCTTGGGTGCTTCGGTGCCCGGTATCTCTTGCTGTTTACCCACGGTGTTTCTTTCTCCAGGTGACGCACGCCTGCACCAGCGCTCTCGGAGCGTCTGCGGCGTGTCGGTAGTACAAGGCATGCGCGATCGCGTTCGAGCTCGGCGCGATGCCCGGTGGTGACTCGAAATTGACACGACGGCCGCGCGGCACAGCTACCAGCTCTGCGGCGTCGTAGATCTGCGCAAACCAGTCGGTGCTCGGGTCGAAGCGCAAGAGGAAGCACCACCTCGTGTGCTTGTAGGCGTCAAACCAGCGTTGCACCGAGCCACGTGCGTACGGTGGGTTGATGAACACATGCGTCGCCCACCACGACTGCGCCGTGTGGCACCCGATGATCTTCTGCACGCTGCTGAGGTCGAGTCCGTTGTGCCCGTGCTCAAGCGATAAGCGATGCTCGGCGAGCACGTGACTCCGCGGATTGCTGCATGGATCCAGGTCGACTGGCCCGATCAGTTCGGCCAGCCATTTCGGCGTGCACCAGTTGCCACGGTTCGGGTCGTTCGTGTTGCCGCGGACGTTGACCGTTTGGGTACTTTCCCCAGGTACTTTCCCGACTGCTCCGGTACTTTCCCGATCTACCGGTACTAGGTACTTTCCCGAAGTAGTCTCCCCTAAAGGGGAGAGTAGACTACTTTCGGGTATTTTCCCTGTTTGGGAGTGGTACCGGGAAAGTACCGGAGTCGTACTGCGTTTCATGGCCCCCCCGCAAACAGATCAGACTGGCGCGTATGAATACCCTTCGCGGACGCCTGATCGGGTGTCCATATCAGGTAGTGACGGGACCCTTTCTGTTTGATATTGACCTCGATCAAATCGCTCCTGCTGATGAGCGCATTGAGCGCCGCAACCTTGGTGGTTGTCCTACCCGTGATTGAATCGGTGAGTTGTTTGCGGGGCACTGGTGCAATCGCCTGCCTAGCAGCCTGCAGGAGCGCCAGTTCGGCCGTGGTGCGCGCTTTGGTCTCCTTCTCAGCCTCTCGTGACTCGCGTACAACGTCGGCGGTCTTGGCATCTCCTGCGACGCGCCACAGGCCACTACGCCCCCAGTACGTCATGGGCCACACCCGATCCCCCTTGTTCATGCGTGCCTTGCCGACAGAGAGCTCTACTGCGCACGACCCGTCTTCTCGCTCCGCCGCGAGCCCGATGGAGAGAGTGAACGTCGCGAATCGCTCGATGGCTGCGGACTCGGCGCCCAGATCAGAGCTCTCGGCCCCCACAGCTTCGCCCTTGCGTGCCTTCTGCGCGCTCGCTCTCGACATCTGTGAGAGAGCGATCGCAACGAAGCGTTTTTCTCGTGCGCAGTCATCGATTTGCGCGAATGCGTCGGTCACGCGCATGCGCGCGTCTCGCTCTTTGCTCTCGATGAGTTGCGCGTAGTCGATCGCCACGAGAATCGGTTGGCCCGGATACTCCGCGCGTGCAGCGTCGACGCACTTCTCGAGGTTGGCGAGCGTCGCGCGCCGCCGGTCGAGCACGTAGAGCCGCGGCAGATCGAGCACGCGCGTCATGTCCTCTTCGGGCACCTGGCCGCGGAGGGCATCTTCCCATGACGCGTCGCACTTGATGCCGACGATGCGCGCGCCCGCCTCCTCCTCGGGGAGTTCGATCGACAGCGCGATCGCGGGGCCGAAGTCTCGGGCGTGTTCGGCAAGCATGCACAGCGTCAGCGATGACTTTCCCGACCCAGATCCACCGATGATGACGACGGTCCCGCCTGCTCGTACTCGCGCCAGCGTCTCGCCGCCCAGCCGCAGATCGATCCACGGATCCTTGGCACGCGAAAGAATGGCGGCTACGAGTTGCGGAGCACGCTTCCACAACGGCGCGGCAGGTTCCGATCTGCGCGCCCGCTCGATGTCGATCACCTCGGCCTCGAGCTTGTCGGCCGTGAATTCGTCGTCCTCTTCGCTCACCCGCATGGCCTCCATCCGAGCCTCCATGCATCGTTCAGATCCTTGGCCCCGGTCTTGACGATCGAGAGCGACCCAGACGAGAGCGAAAGCCCCGCACCGTGTGCTTGCGCGACCGCCTCTCGCGCTCGCTGATAGCCAGCGCGGTCTTGGTGCGGTACCAGCAGCATGCGCCCCCTAGCCCGGGCGATCTGCGGTGCTGCTACCTGCACGACCTTGGGCAAGTTGCCGGCCCCATGTGCGCCCAGAACGACCGCCTTCTGCCACGCCAGCATGGCTGTGATCGCGTCAAAGATCCCCTCGGTGATGACGACATCAACACCGTCTTCGATGTCGGTCACCGAATGGCCGAGCGTGCCCGCGGTCGGGCAACCGGGCAGCCCGGGCGTCTTTGGTTCGCCGAGTTCGGGCAGCCTACGGCAGACGACGTTGCGGATCTGACCGTCTCGGTCGCGCAGCGGCAGCGACGGAGACCCATCCTGTGACGGATCGAAGCGCACGACTTCGACGCCCGCGCAGCCCCTCTCGTGGAGATATTCCTCGCCTCGGCCGTGACGCTCGAGTAGGCCGCCCCAGTGATGGGTCGCGCGCGGAACAGCTTCCCGGTCGCGCGCTGCCTTCTCGGCTCGGTCTCGCGCCTCAGCCGCTTCTCGGTCCTTGCGACGGCGATCGCGCTCGCTGGGATCGATCTCGCCTAACACGCCCGCGATCGCTGCTGCCTTCTCGAGCACGCGTGCGAAATCCGTTTCGATGCGTAGCCGCTCCTGGTGCGCGATGAAATCGAACAGGTCGCCGCTCGTCCCGCACGGGAAGCACTGCCATCGTCCAGTCTTGGCGTTGATCACGAACGCGCGGCGACTGTGATCCGAGCGCTGCGGGCATGCCGACGATTCGTACTCGGAGCCCGAGCGCTTCGCTGTCCACCCATAGAGATCGAGCACGGTCGTCGTGGTGAGCGATGCGCGGACGTCCTCGACGGAAATCATGGAACGTCCGTTTCCGGATCGAACATCCAACAACCACACGAGTCCTTGCCGTCGCAGGGTGCTTGTTCGTCGTTGGCTACAATGACGCGGTGGATGTTCTCGCACAGCGCATTGATCGTTTCGACGACTTCTCTCTCGCATTTGTCGGGGCGAGCAAAGATGTCAGTCGACGAGAGCCGAATGGTCGGAATGCCGGCACGGAGAAAATAGCGGTCACGTCGTCGATCGTGGTCTGCCTGCTTGTCAGTGCGATCGTGGTACGTATGTCCGTCGCACTCGACGACAACCGCAACGCCAAACTTTGGTACCTCGATCCAAAAATCCGCGATGTAGGGACCGAACCGGCATTGCTGTACGACGTTCCACCCGAAGTCATGGAATACGCGAAATCGCTCCTCCATGATCTTCTCGATCGGTGACATCACGCCCTCCCCGCCTCCATCACCCTCACCCTTGCCGTCCCCGCCGCAATCACCCCGCACGTCAGCTGCACACGCACGCGCCCGTCCTGCGCCACCTCGACCACCCGCGCCGTTGCCGTCTCTTCAATCGTCGGCCCGCACACGACGAGCCGATCGCCTGGGTTGCTCCACAGCCTGGCGCCAGGCTCGTAGACTTCGCTGACGCGCGCCCCGTCGGCGTCCGTCCGCGTCACGTGCGCGCCGCGCGCGACGAGCCACAGTTCACCGCCGTCGACGGTGGCGCGTGCGTCGTAGAGCTTGCGCGAGCGCAGGCGGCGAGATGGCTTGCGAGTGGAGCTCGGCATTAGTTTTTCCTCAACTCCTCGTCGAGCCAGCGATTCAAGATCCCGTCGAGTAACGTCTCGGCCTGCTCACCTTGCTGCCGCGCAGCCTCACGCAGGCGCTCGGCGAGCGACGCACGGACGCGGAGCTGCACGCGCTTGGCCGGTGAGCGCGTCACGATTCACCGCCGTAATCGAATAGCTCATGCGCGGAAGGCCAGTCCTGCGGCAGCCCCGTCAGCTCCGCCTTGAGCCGCAGATCAATCGGCTCCGCCTCGGCGAGCTCGCGCAACCCACGCAGCACCCGGAGCACGTGATCGGCGTGAGCGTTCCAGCCCGCCACGAATCGATTATCCGGCCACTCGTCGGCGTTGAACCGATCGCGCCGCACGGTGTCGAGGAGGGAGTCGATCATGATACCGTCGAGGGATGTGGAAAATTGTCTTGGTGGTGAGTGCAACGATTTGCTGCGGCGGAGACGATCCGCCGCCGAGCTGCTTTCAGGCGATAAGCGCCTACTACGACCACGGCTGTGCGTTCGTAGACCTGACAACCGGCCAACCAGTCCCACAGCAGCAGGCGACCGCCGACTGCCAGTCGTCCGCGAGTGGGCTCACGCCTGCATGCGAGGCTGCCCTCGACGATTTTCTCATCTGCCTGAGCAACGTCACCCCCGCACAGCAATGCGACTGCACGCGAGAGCAGATGGACTTGATCCAGTGCTAGTAGCGTCACGCCGCCTCTTGAAACAGCGCGTCGATCGTCACGCCGAGGGCATCGGCAACCACCGGCAGTCTCGATCCCTTGGGTGCCGACATCCCGTTCTCCCAGTGGGACACCGCGGTCTCGTCAACGCCGCATTTCAACGCCAGCGCGCGCTGACTGAGGCCAGCCTCATTACGTAGCTGCGCAATGCGCGCGTGAATCCCTCTTAACTTTTTGCGCTTGCCAGCCACACCACAACAGGTGACATTTTCTCTACCGACAGTCAACGGGAGAGAGAGCAAATCTCTACCAGTAGAAATGTTATCGCCTACTTCCATGGGTGACGCCCGACATCCGAAGCCCTACAACGAGGGGCCCAGGAAGCAGATGACCCCGGCGTGGAAGCTCAGGGTCATCGACCGGCTTGCCGAAAATGCCGACAAGGACATCGAGCCGAGAAACCTTGCCGAGCTCGCGCGGATGCTCGGCGCTGACAAGCGTGGCATCTATGTCACGTTCGACCTTGAGACGGACAAGCCACAGACTTCCAGCTCTTACGTTGATGCCATATGCGAGATCCTCTCTATCGACGAGCCGCTGCAAGAAGCTGCGGCAGTTGACGAGCTCGAACACGAAATGGCTAAGCTTCGGTCACTTACGATCGACCAGCAGCGGGCATGGGTCGACATCATCCGTGCAATTCGCGTTTCCAGATCAGAGTAGTTCGGTATATGTGCTGAACACATGGTTCAGCCCAACATCACCGAGACCCTAGTCGCGTTAATGCGACAATTGCGTCTCGATGATCCCGAGGTGTACCAGGCCATCATGGTGCTGGTGTCACGCCAATTGGATCGTCGAGTAGAGAAAAAATCAACCGAGGTATTGACGGAGGATTGCGGGTAGATTAATTATCTACTCATGCCCTCTCGCTTCGACCCGGACGACTTCGACCGCTCTTACGACCGCTCTCTCGAAAGAGAGCCCACCTACGGCGCCCGCCCTCTACCCCGCCTAGACCCGCGCGGCACGGTCAAGCAGCGCTTCGCCCCTGACGCGCCCGCTGCCGACCTGCAGATCACGATGCCGTGGGAGCGGCGGATGGACGGTGCGTCGTGACCGGCGTCTGTGCTCAGGAAGTGCACGAGGCGATCAAGGCCGACCCAGCCAAATGGTCCGCGCTGCCACTGCGCGGCCACATGCCGACCGAGGACGACGCTGGCAACCCGCTCGTGCTCGAGCTCCGCAATTGCTCGTGCCACTCGACCTTGGCGATCGAGGTCGCGCCGTGACCTACTCCATCCAGTACGACCGCGAGACGGTCTGCGGCGAGCCCGGCTACTCGTACCGCGTGTTCGCTAGCTCCGATCTGATCGCCGAGGGGTGGTCTCGTGGCTCGCGACGTGACGCCGAGGTTACTGCCAAGGCATCGATCCGCGCGTACGAGGAACTGCTTGGCCTGGCGGCGAAAGCGCACCCCGAGGCGTTCTCGTGACCTTCGATTCCTACTGGTCCTTCTGCCGCCTGTGGCTACGTCTGGGCTTCTACGAGTGGATGCGAACCGCGTGGATAAGGAGTGTGGAACCATGACCCGTCACCACCACCGCGATCGCCTGCTCAAAGCCCTCTACGACGCCAGCGCCTCACTCGACCTGGCGCGGCACTACGCGTCGCACGATCCGTTGCTCGCCGAGCGGATTCGGCAGATCGCCCTTGAGGTTCTCGAGGCGATCGGACGAGTCGCGACGGGGAAGGCGACGAAGGTTGAGGTGATTTCGTGAGCGCGACATCAACAAAGGAAACGAAAGTGTCAAAGAAGACTGAGCGTGCAGTTATTGTGACCACCGAGCATCGCGGTGTGTTTTTCGGCTACGCAAGCGCCACCGACGGCGAACAGATCGAACTGAAGCGATCTCGTCTCTGCGTCTACTGGTCCGCTGCCATGAAAGGCTTCATGGGCCTGGCGTCGATCGGTCCCGACAAGGACTGCAAGATCGGCCCGCCTGCCGACATCACGTTGCGCAAGATCACCTCAGTGATCGAGGTGACGCCTGCTGCGGTTGATCGCTGGGAGAGCGCGACGTGGAAGTAGGGGTCCTGCGAGGTAAGCCGCCTGCGCCCGGCGACGGCTACGGCTCCGGCTACGGCGACGGCTACGGCTCCGGCTACGGCTACGGCTACGGCGACGGCTCCGGCGACGGCTACGGCGACGGCTCCGGCGACGGCTACGGCGACGGCTACGGCTCCGGCTACGGCGACGGCTACGGCTACGGCTCCGGCTCCGGCTCCGGCTACGGCGACGGCGCCGGCTACGGCGACGGCTACGGCTACGGCTCCGGCTCCGGCTCCGGCGACCGCTCACGCTACGGCTCCGGCTCCGGCGCCGCCTCCGGCTCCCGCTCCG